ATGTCGGGTGCGATTATGCAGACGCCGGGAATGCACTTCCCGATCTCCACCTATCAGGCCAACGTTCCGCAGCTGGATGTACAGGTGGACCGCGATAAGGCCAAGGCCCAGGGCGTGTCGCTGACCGACCTGTTCGGGACGCTGCAGACCTATCTGGGATCGTCCTACGTGAACGATTTCAACCAGTTTGGCCGCACCTGGCGCGTGATGGCTCAGGCTGACGGACCGTTCCGCGAGAGCGTGGAGGATATCGGTAATCTGCGCACCCGCAATAGTCAGGGTGAGATGGTACCGATTGGCAGCATGGTGAATATCACCACCACCTACGGGCCTGACCCGGTGATCCGCTACAACGGCTACCCGGCGGCGGACCTGATCGGTGATGCCGATCCGCGCGTGCTGTCGTCCGCTCAGGCGATGACGACGCTGGCCGGGATGTCTAAGCAGGTGCTGCCGAACGGGATGAATATTGAATGGACCGACCTCAGCTACCAGCAGGCCACTCAGGGCAATACGGCTATGATCGTCTTCCCGGTCGCGGTGCTGCTGGCGTTCCTGGTGCTGGCGGCGCTGTATGAGAGCTGGACGCTGCCGCTGGCGGTGATCCTGATCGTTCCGATGACCCTGCTCTCCGCGCTGTTCGGCGTCTGGCTAACCGGTGGGGATAATAACGTGTTCGTACAGGTGGGGCTGGTGGTACTGATGGGGCTGGCCTGTAAGAACGCCATTCTGATTGTCGAGTTCGCCCGCGAGCTGGAGATGCAGGGAAAAGGGATTGTCGAGGCCGCGCTGGAGGCCTGCCGCCTGCGTCTGCGTCCCATTGTGATGACCTCGATTGCCTTTATCGCCGGGACTATTCCGCTGATTCTGGGACACGGTGCGGGCGCGGAGGTTCGCGGCGTTACCGGGATCACGGTGTTCTCCGGGATGTTAGGGGTGACGCTGTTCGGTCTGTTCCTGACGCCGGTGTTTTACGTCACGCTGCGCAAGTTCGTAGCGCGCGGCAAGCCGGCAGCGGAAGTTCAGCCTTCCTGACGTTGTGAGCAGCCTTTGTAGCATAAAAAAAACCGCCTTCAGTGAAGGCGGTTTTTTACTATTTAAGGGGGCCGGAGCGACGGGTTTAGTGCGCTTTTTTGGCGAGATCGTCTGCTTCGAACAGCGACAGGCAGCCGCTGATATCGCCTTTTTTGACCTTTTCCAGCGCGCTTGCCACGGTATGGCGGGCCAGCACGTTCAGCGATGCCTGCTCGGCTTCGTCGGCGATGGATTTGAAGTACCAGCAGGCGTTGGCGCTGACCACGCAGCGGGCCGGGACGTCAGGGCGCGAAGCCCACAGCTTTTTGTCTTCGATAACGGAGACGTAGATATCGCGCAGGGTAATTTTATCAGCCGGGCGGCCAAGGTGGATGGATCCGTTGCGCCCCAGCGTCGAGACGATAATGCCGTCGCGCGTGAGGGGAACCATCAGTTTACGGATAAAGCTCGGATTGGCTTCCAGGCCATAGGCGAGGATCGCGCTGGTCGAACGTTCACCCAACTGCTCCGCCATCGCTACGCTGAGAACCATCTGCAAAGCTGTCGGGAAGCGGTAATCTAGCATTTCATCTTCCTGGGTCGCGGTGAATATTATTCTTTTTGGCACCGCAGAGGTGAGTGATCAATAAGCACAATATAACAAATAAGGCGACTTTTTAGAAGGAATCCCCATCGGGGAGGGCACGTTAAGTCCATTTTCATGGTGGGCCTTTAGCGGGTGGTGGGACGTTGGCTGAAAGGGCGCCGGGGTTGGTCGGGAAGGGATGCGTGATGGTGCCGCGGGTCGCTATTGGCGATAAAGCGTTCGCTAAAAGGAGCGGGGCGGGGTTCTGTTGCCGGGCGGGGCAGGCGTTGGGAGTGGGTCTGGAAGGCGTGAGGTTCATAAGCTGAATTCAGGCTTCGGGGGAAAACTGCAGACACAAAAAAGCCCGCAGGGCTTGCGCCGTGCGGGCTTTCAGGACTTCGTATCAGGCTCTGGTGACCGTCAACAAAGAATTTTGGGCTGGCGGGAGTTGAACCCGCGTCCGAAGAATTGCAGTTCGTTGATTTTTAAGGTTTTATATTTCTCATGTTATACTACGTACCCGTCACGTGCATTCTTCTCTTAGTTAAAAATTCATTTGTGATTTTTTAAAAAATATTCATAGTTGTGGCTCCCAACCACGTATCTCATTTCTTCACGCGCACGGTAAAAAGAAGTTTTAATCTCATCTACATAATAATTAAATAAAATCTTTAAGGCCTCAGTAGTCATTTTTTGTAAATGAGTTGATAGTTTAGCAGCATTACTATTAGAGTCAGAGTTTAATAATTCAGGGAATGATGCCGTGATATTTAATTTAACTTTAGATGATGAGTGCAACCAGCCGCATGCTTGTTTATATTGAGAGTGCATATACGTCCAATTTTCATCAGTATTAGTAGCTTTTAAATTATCGAAATCAACAGTCCTAATAGTAATGTCAAAATCTCCACCGTTATCAACTTTTTGAAGAGATATACGAGCTAGATGTTCAATCATTGAACGAAAGTTAAGGTGAAGATATCTTTCACGTTTGCTAAGTATAGCTGTAATTGAACTTAGAACATCGTAAATTATACTTTTAATGAATGTTTTATGACTTAATTCCGGATGGGAATTGTGAATGAATTCCAAAAAGAGAGCATGTTTATAAGCCGATGTAAGATTGTTTTCCGTACGAATATCGACTTGAAATGATTTAATCAATCCGATAAAGGCTTTCACATCTTTTCTAAATCCATGAGGGTCTCTTTGAAGCATTATTTTTTATCCTTCTTCAAAAGAGCACTGATCCACGTGCTGACATCACGATTTGCGGTACGTCTATTTTTAAAGCTTTTTTCATTCAGCAAATGCAAGCTTTCATTATACATAATGATAAATTTATCAGTTTTGAAATATTCAGATGCTTTATATACACTTTCTTTAATATCTTTATCACTCATGCTCACCAAATTGCGAGTAAGCCTGGCACAGAGTAAAGTTCTCGATTTAATTACATAATCTAAAAAACTAAGTCCAAATACCTTTTTTACAAATTTTGCAGCATCTTCATTTTTAACAAAAATTTCTCTTGAATAGATTACGATCGTAATCAATCCAATAAACCCCTCTCTGGAGGAGAACTTTTTATTAACCAATGCCTGTAATATTTCAAGGCAGTTATTGTTTTTATGCATCTCCTCCTCCCACACGCACTTCCTCGATCCTGATTAAAAATTCTTCACAAATGGCTTTGATATAATTTCTGGATAGTTTGTAAGCAGATGAAATATTACCTCTGCCACCAACCATCAAATCTTGTACAAATTTCAACTGGCTATTAAAGAAGTATAGTTCATTAAATGGTTGGGTGCTTTCAAATTCGGTTTGTAAATTTTTTGTTTTTCGTGAAAGATTTTCTAGGGTATTTGTATAAATAAAGCCAAGGTTTTTAATAGTTTTATGATCATAATTTTCTTGAATGTTATCTATGACGCTTAATAAACTCGTTGCACCTAAAATCGAGTAGTGATCGATTTTAACTGGAACAATATAATAATCTGAAGCGACTAGTGCCGCATCGGTAAATAGTGAAATAGTAGGTGGGCTATCAATGAAAATGAAATCATATGTATCACGGAGATTATATTCTTCTATAAATCTTTTTAACTTATGCAACCTTGCTGCGGGTTGTTCAATATCAAAAATAGTATTGATGTCACCAAAAATCATGTCTAAATGCTGTGACATATTAATAATAATTTCATCAGGTGTAACCTGCTGAACCTTGCCTGTTAAACTTGATTTTGTTTCGAAAATTCGCCTAATGGTTTTTGTGTTTTGTAAGTGGTTATTTATATATTCAGGAACCCTATTATATTTACTAAGTATTGATTGTGTGGCATTAAATTGTGGGTCAATGTCAATAATTAAGATTTTTTTCTCCATGTAATTGGCAAGGTATTCAGCAATACCGACGCATAAAGTCGTTTTGCCTACCCCACCTTTCATATTTATGAAACTTATTACTGGTGTAGTCATTTAATCCCTCAATATTTGAACTTGTTAAAAATCTATAATTAGTTTGATATTTTATAACATTTTTTATGATAAGTTAATACTGTTGTTTTATCAGGGGGTAGGTCGTATCTCCGCGATTAAAACTCTATGGGGAACGCTTAGAATTAGCTAAGTAGTATAGATTTTTATTTTAACGCGGATTTGTGAAACCCTTCTCGTTTCGAGCGTAAAGGGCTTCTTGATTTAATGCGTATTACCAGGCTCAAGGTGTGCTAGTGCAGTTACTGATAAACGTTGTTGAAGTTTGGTTGTCATAATCACTCAAATAGCGGCCGTAATGACGAAACAGCATTTCTGGCCCCTTATGTCCCATTTGACCAGCAAGCCAGAAGAGATTTGCACCTTGGCTAATATGCTTGGTGGCAAAGGTGTGCCTAGTCTGGTATGGATTACGGTATCTAATCCCGGCTTTACGTAGTGTGGGCACCCATGCTTTTTTTCTTATCGCATCAGCACTTGCCCAAGCTTTATTGCTTTTTGGATCTTCAAAGATTGTTTCATCTTTCATAAAAGTGAACAGTTTCTGACTGTTTAGAGCAACCAATGCTTCCTCAGTGAGCTCAACTTTCCGTGTGCCTGCTTTGGTTTTGGTCCCTTTAATTACGCCAACTACACTTGCGTTTTGAATGTGTGCTGTCTTCCCTATAAAGTCGATATCACGCCAACGAAGAGCGCACAGTTCAGAGCTACGCAGCCCGGTTTGGATAGCGAACCGAAACAGATTCTCCCATTGCTTATTACCAGCGGCCGAGAGTAAGGCATCTACTTCCGCAGGTGAGAGCGGATCAACCACATAGTTACTTTCTGCCTCTGATTTATCACTCTGGTAACGTGAGGCGGTTACTAGTGAAACAGGATTAATCTGGAGAATACCATCTGTTACCGCTTCATCCAATGCAGAGCGCAGGAAAGAAAGCTGGTTTCGGATGGTCTTCAAGGTCGTTTTCTGATCTTGGATCCATGCCTTCAATGCGGCCGGCGTTAACTCACTTGCGGGAAAAACGTGAAGCGATGACAATGCGCTACGGCATTTTTTATAGCCGCCGATCGTTGAAGGGGATAACTTCCTCGTTTCGCAAATCACAAGATATTCATCTAGATACATTTTCACCGTTTTGCCGGAAGCAGCATTCCCAAAGATTTTTAAACGGGTAGAACGGGGGAAGTATTCTGCATAAACAAACGTTCCTCTTTCGATTTTGTTATGGATTTCTCCGAGTGTTCGCTCAGCATATTTAATGTTTTTCGAAGAAACTTCCAGATTGGAAAGGGGTTCACGGCACTTAACTCCCTTATATGTAAAAGTAATATTGATAGTTTCTTCGTTGCTATGTTTCCTGATGGTTACGCCGCGCGGGAGTTTAGGCGATTTTGTCGAGCCCATTTTGCAACCTCACTAAGATCTATCCATCTTTCCTTAACGCCTTCAACCTTTAGCACCTGTACTCCTTCACGCCATACGCCACGCTGGATGCGCTTATTTATGGCATCAGGGGTTTCGCCTGTCTCTTTGCAATAAGTTGAGATGGGAACACAATCGAGGCTCAGCATAGATTTCTCCATTGCCCGGCTGCACCCGGGCGATTAGGGTTATTATTCGTAGCTTGAAGGCAATAGTTTCTGCCAGATTGCCGATACATATTTTGCTTGATGGCGGGCATCGGCCAATGCGTTGTGGGCTACACCATCAAATGGCATATTACGTTTGGGGTCGAAACCAAGTTTTTTACCGAGCAGCACCATGGTACGCACGTCGCTGTCGTTCCAGAATTGCCACGGACAGGTTTGGCCAGCACGGTCGTAGGCTGAACGTAAAATCACGTTGTCGAAGTTGGCACCATTGCCCCAGACTTTCAAGTAACGCGGGTTGTCAGAGTTGCGGCTGATGAATGAACTGAGTCCGGAGAGCGCTTCCGCGATGTGCTTGGTATCGTCAGTACAAATAGCTGCACGGGCCTCTGATGATTGTTTGAGCCACCACAGGATAGTGTCACCGTCCGGAGTCGCTCCCTGATCCATAGCGCTGGCGAGGTTGACAGCCACATAGAACTCTGCGCCCAGCTCTCCAGTTTGTGGTTCAAAGAACACAGCACCGATCGTGACGATTGGCGCAGCAGGCTTATTACCCATAGTTTCGAGGTCGACCATTAAATGGTTCACGTTAATTTTTCTCCTGTTTCTGCGCTGCAGCTAACATAGCCGACAGCGCTGTGTTCTGGTCCTGCAGCGTACGCTGCAGCAACCAATTCTTTCACTTTCACGTGTGCCATTAGCGCAGCTCCATCAGTTGGTTAAAGCGGTTCATGAACATGCCGTAAGACTGACCAGGGCGGACGGGATTAATTACAAATTGGTCGGTGGGAATAATGCCGTCGAGCATTGGCCAGTGGGTGCCGTCGTCGATCTCAAAGTCGCGACGTTCGCTGGCCAGCATCACAAGGTCGGCATACTTCACGGTCGGGTGCTGCTCAGCAGGCAGACCAAATTTTTGACGGATAGCAGCATCAACCCGATCCTCGATGGCTCGGTAGTCCGGGAGCAGGCGTTTAAGCGGTGCTGGGATATCCTGCAAATAAGCCTCTGCGGCATCGTGCAGCAGTGCTTCAAGAGCAAACTCCTGTGGTACCAGGTGGCTGGTTAATACGCTGTGCTGACCGACGCTGTAGAACTCCGGCAGGTGACCGGCAAAGCGGCAAATATTCGAGAGCGCATTAGCAATATCTTCGATTTCAATGGCGTCCTGCTGGATATCGAGATAGTTAAAGTGTTTGCCAGTAAAGGTTTGAATAAAGCTCATCGTATTTCTCCGTTTAATAGCGCTCTGCACAGCGCTGAATTTTGATTGCACGAACTCCTCGCCATAAGGCGATTAATCAGTTTGGGTCTCCATACAAATAGAAGCGCACTCATGGATTGGGATTTAACGACACCGCCTCATTGAGGAATGTCTGAGTGCGCTTGTATTTGCATGTTGTGGCGGTGGTGCCTCCACCTGCCGGGTTAAGCCATAACCGGCGACGTACACTCCCCGGAAACGCATTCATTGAACGGGTTGGCTCATCACGTGCGCATAGCCGCAATTACCACAACTGGAAGCGCACTCCTTCAGTAACAAACCAGTCCCCACGACCGATGGAATATGAAATGCGCTTTCATGTTGTGTGCCTGTCTTTTCACCACATCAGGCTCAGTGGTATCTTGGAGTTCTCACACAACCAAGAAGGGAAAATGCATGCGCGGAGTCGTCGTTCATAATGAACACCGCATTGGTTACATCGTTATCCGTGACCCTATGGGGGAATTCACGGTCGCTGAGCTTCTCGGCGGATATAACGTAGAAAAGGGACACGTTATATCCGGTGATTTACATAGCCTCGGTGGTGAAACGTTTCTGAATGAAACCGAGGATGAAGAGATTGATGTGTTTGTTCAGGGGTATGGCATGACTGAACAGCAATCAATCCTTATGGTCCGAGGTACTCGTTAACCCACTTGCGAAAAAGAGCGCAGTTTTTTAGCGTGGTGTTGCAGTTTTCAACTGAGACAGTTCGCCCTTGAGAGATATTTTGGACTATTACTTCGTTGATTTGTAACCCACGTTTGGCTGCGTCCTCCAAATCTGAAACCCTCTCTAAGAGTGCTTCTGTATTGTTATCCACTGAATTACTCCACTTTGTGTTGGCGAATAATCCCGGTCTTCGTTTGCCCAGGCTGCTACTTCGTGGGCGTCCTGCCTGTTCGCTGTTGATGTGATTAATGTAGGGTAACTTACATTGACAGGTCAAGTTAAAATGTCGGATAACTTACATTTAGGGGCGAAAAAAAACCGGGTGATTCCCGGTTTTCTTATAAATCCATTATTACCTGTCTTACTAACCCTACCAGTCGGCAGTTGCCATTAACCTCTAGCATTCTGTAGTTCGGATTGAGAGGCACAAGGTATTTCAGTGGGCCATCTATCACAAATTTCTTAATGGTGGCTTCATCGCTGCCCATAAGCTGGGCAATAACAATTTTGCCATTAGCTTGGTTGGCATCTCCAAAATCAGGCTCAACGACGACAATCGACCCCTCGGGAATGCTTGGCGCGCCAGTTGGATTGGTCATTGAATCACCGCGAACAATGAGAGCAAATGCATTCTCAGAGACGGCTGCTGAGGTATAAACCCTGTCCTGAATATCACGTTCCGTAATTGCACCGCTATTGGCCGTCCATTCCCCGGCTTGTACCCATGTGAGAACGGGAACTGACCTAATTCCGAATCTTTGCTCTGGATTCATGGACGGCGGTTGTTGCTTCCCATCATCCTTGCCTTCCAGTAACCACTGCGGTGTCTTTTCCAATGCAGCCGCTAGCGCCTGGAGGTTTTCACCACCGGGTTTGTAGTCACCAGACTCCCAGCCAGTGATGGTGACGCGGTTTACCCCAACAAGCTTTGCCAGGACGGATTGCGTCATCTTTAGCTCTTTGCGTCTGCTTCGGATTCGATCATTCATTTTCATGTAGGCAATCCTACCATTTTTTAATGTAGGAGTTCTTGACCATGTTATGTAAGATATCCTACTATCATCGCACTGCATTACCTAACTCCAGAGGGAAAAATGAAAAAAAATGACGTTATTTCTTACTTCGGGGGCGTCGGGAAAACCGCTAAGGCGCTGAATATCTCTCATGCTTCCGTATCGGGTTGGGATGAGGTTATCCCGAAAGGGCGAGCATTTGAGATCCAAGCGCTTACGAAAGGTGGCTTGAAAGTTGACCAATCACTTTATGAGAAGCGTAGCCACCAGGTTGCATGATTAAAACCACAGAGAGAAGGGGGAGGCCGTGGGTATTGAGCCAATTTGGAAAGTAGAGCGTCAGCCAGCCTGGCTGGTGGCTGCGATCAAGAAAACGATTACTGAACTGCCAGGTGGTTATGCCGAGGCAGCTGAATGGCTTGGTGTGACTGAAAACGCTTTATTTAACCGCTTGCGCATTGATGGGGATCAGATCTTCCCGCTTGGATGGGCGATGGTGCTACAGCGTGCTGGTGGTACAAGTCATATCGCTGACGCGGTAGCGCGCCAATCCGGTGGGGTTTTTGTTCCGCTGGCGGATATTGAAGAAGTGGATAACGCGGATATCAATCAGCGCCTGCTTGAGGTTATCGAACAGATAACAGCCTATTCGCAACAGATTCGCGCAGCGATCGAAGATGGTGTGATTGAGCCGCATGAACGGGCGGCGATCGATGGGGAGCTCTATAGCTCTATTCAAAAACTTCAGGAGCATTCGGCTCTTGTTTATCGCATTTTCTGCCAGCCAGAAACGAATGACGCCCGCGAGTGTGCAGCTCCGGGCGTCGTGGCGAATAAATCAATGTGTATGGAGAAATCCGCATGAGCAATGTAACAGCAAATAATCAGCGTTCGCAACTTCGCGCGTTACCGGTTTGCGGTGGTAAGGGCGTTATCGCGTATTGCTATGCCGTCAGAATACCGGGTGGATGGGAACAGGTTAACCACAGTTTTACAGAGTGGGCTGTGGGGGACTTCATTGCACGAGGAGGGAAGCGGAATGGCACAGCAGACAAATAAGTATATCTCTTCGGCAGCGGTGATGCCTTTCGTCGGTAATGTAATGACTATGAGTAGCCGTGAAATC